TACAATCCAGACAAATATACTAAATTAGTGCTTGTGTTACTTAGTTTTGCTTCTAACCATGTTCCCTTAAGGTAATCTCCCTCTATCAGCCCACCAAGACTATTTGAATCTCTCATAAACGCTGCATTGTATAACCCTTCATATTCCAAGTAGTCTGATGAAATTAAGTTGCTTTCCTGACCTATTGATGTATTTACGTCTCCTACGTTAGGTGAAGTCCATACCTCATCGCAATCTTGTGTAATTGCATTGAAGTCTTTTTTCATCATGTTCTGGTCGTTAAACACAAATGTTATTGACGAACCATATTGAGTTCCATAAAACCTATTGTAATTTATTGTATCATCATGTACGTATATCTGACCACTTTTAAATGACACAACTTTACCCTCTATTGACGAAATAGCTTCTGGAGCGTAATCATAGAATGTTGTATAGCAATTTCTAGCCTCATCAAATGCAAGTGTAATGTTTGGGAAAGTGTATGAAGCCTGAAATACAGCTATGTATTGCTCTTCAAAATAATCGTATGTCCCAAGGACTTTTGCATACCCACCTAGATTTCCAGATACTTGTTTATTGTATTTTGTAGCCAGATTAGTCATGTAGTATTGTGCTTTATACAGCTCGGATATTGGTGTAATTCCATCTTGTGATACCCTTAGCTGATATCCCCTAACTGGGTCTACAAAGTAGTCAGCACCTGCTGATGACGCAAGGCTTGTGTTCATCCATCCCATTCCATAATTGCCCTGATAATAATGAATCTGGTTAATTATCTTGTTGGTTTGTATTAGATTATCACTCCCATCAGCGTTGTATATTAAATTCTCAAGAACTCCAACATTTCCTACGCCCCGGCTTTGGTATACTCTCATGCTTCCTCCACGAACCTTTAACCTGCGTATATCTCCCCTAGACCTATCATATTCATCGTAATTAGCTGGGTAAAATATATTAGTTTCATTAATTACGGTTCCTTGACTGTATGTCAAAGAGTATCTAACAAGTGTTGGATAATAAGTCTCTTTTGCTGATGGGTCTACAACCAAAGGTCTTCCGTTGCCAATAATTTTAGAAAGAAACTTATCAGATAAAGATGGGTCTATAATCCAAAGGTTATTTCTTTGTCTCTCATATCTGTCTCCTCTAAAAAACGTAAATGTAGCAGGTTGTTCTCCTACTCCTATTATCTGGTCTTGAGTTTGACCCAAATGAACTCTATTATCGTTTACATCAGTGCCTATTTGATAAGTCTCACCAAACTCATAATACACTTGCGTATTACTCGTTGATGTATTTATAGATGGAGTATAAACCTCTAAATACCACTCATTATCAGTTCCAAAAGTAGACATTGTTGTAGAGTCATACTGAACTTTAATGAATTGACCATCATTTGTTGTTACAGGATTTTTTGTCAATAAATCTAGTATTGGATAATCCGGAACTATTGTTGCTGATGCTGCATTTTTTTTACCAACAAGTCTAACTCTATCACCTTTTGCAAAATCATATTTTACATATGAGTCTGTATTTGTTTGAAAACTTGTTATATCAAGATATCCATAATCTGTATCCTTACTTGTTGTATCTGTGAATATTGTAAAGAAATTAGCATACGTCAAATCTATAGTCCTTACAAACGTATATGATGTAGCCCATGTAGGAGGAGCATGATTAATAGAAAATGATAACGCTGGTATATCAGCTGCATCTATACCTAAATGGTCTACTGTAATTTCTGGTGTAATAAAGTTCATTGAAGACGTGGTATTAACACCATTTGTTTCTCCATACTCATCATAATAAACTAATCCAAATCCATATCTAGCATTGTGCTTGTAGCAAGATGTATTGATACCTGTTGGGTCAGCTGGCGTTGGAGATGGAGCATATGTATATTGATAATTGTATACATCTGTAATCCAAGAATTAACAGAAAGATTTCCTGCAATTCTTACACCATAAGCTCCGGGAAAATACGGGTCTGCTCCTCCATCTAAAATAAATACTGCATTATCAAGGCCAAAATCAAACATTACTGAATTTGCTGTAAGCTCATCAAATATTTGATTTTGTACAGATTGCAATGCTGGGGCTAAGTCACTAACAGTTATCGTAATACCAGTTGCGTTTTGAATATAATCGTAATCTGTATACTGAATCATTGATACATCAAAATTGTATACATCTCCTGTTTGAGGATTTCCAGATACTATTATGTAGTAGAATCCATTGTGTATTCTTGGAGGGTCTGAAAAGAACGTATACTTATCGTAATCAGAAATGACAAGATTTGCGCTTGAAACATTTTGAATTAAGTCAACAGATGTTGTAACATTGAGTACTGTATCAAGTGTTTTACCTTCTGTAATACCACCATATATGACCTGATTTCCGTTTAATAACTCTTGGGAATTTGCTTTAATTGGAACTAAACTATATAATAAAGTAGTTTCTACTGGGTCTAAAAACTGGTAAGCCTGAGAATTATAGAAATTATATTGTCCTGTAGTATCATCTGATATACCAAGTGAAGATTTATCTAGTATGATAACAGAATATGCATCTGAATATGTATCGCTGATACTATTTCTTGCTATGATTTCTATTGCTTTTACATCTGCTGCACCAGTTTCGTAATCAACATTAATTACATTATTCTTAGTTGGGTCTATTTCTGTAGCAAGACTGTCTACATCAACAGGCGTAAACATTCTACACCAAGGACTAAATGTAGACTTTGTATTGTCCATGTATATCCACCTATATGCAAACTGAAATATTTTATTTTTTAAGTTATTTATATTAGTAGATATATCATCATTATATTTACAAATAGGAGAATTTTGTGGAACGTATCTTGATACTGTTAAATACTGAGTCATCCAGTTACTTCCATATTTTTTAGGACTAGATGTAGCCTCAAGTATATTTAGTTTTTTAGGTCTATTTAATCCATCAGTCCAGTACAATATGTCTCCTTCTTCTTCTGTTCTGTATAGTATATTAACTGATGCAACTGGATATTGTGTATTAAAATTAAATAGCTGCTCTGAACTATCTACATATGACATAAGTAACTTGCTAACTGAATTAGCATTTACATCATACATAAATATAGCGTCATAGTTTAAATCATCGTCAGCTATATTATGAACAAAATAAAATAATCTATTCTTCAATGAATCATAATGTGTACCAATAACTATATTAGTTCCAGAATGTAAAAATGGATTATTTACAAGCCTAGTTCCATTTATGTTTTGAACTATCTGATTATTTCCATTCCCTCTGAATACGACATTATGTGCATCATTATGATGTGATGACGGCAATACGTCATTTGCATCATCTAAGTTCATTATACCTGAAAACCTCTTTTCGCTTACTGGCATGTGTTATCCTTTTACTGCGAGACGTTGAGCTTCTCTACTATATTGTTCTGATACTTGTAATCTAAATGGTTTAACCCTCTTACGAGCTAATTTCTTCTGAGCATAATACTCTCTTTGCCTCATTTGCTTTTCGCTGATGTTTACCATTCTGCTCGATGGCAAAGACTGAACATCTTTCCAACGTAACCAAGCAATCAGCGCTTCTTGACATTTAAAGTCAATAGTATAGTCATCATCCATCATAGGCATGCTGACATACTGTAGCACTATTTGGCTATATGCAAAGTATGGGTCAAGAACAATGATATTATTTGCTCTATCAAATTTACATTCACCTGCTTGTATAAGTGAGCTACCAGCGCCAAAATAATGTTCATAGCCGTTATCATCCCATCCACCCCACCAGTATGGATACTGCAAATAGTTAGCATCTTGACCAATTTCTGATTGAATGTCACTAAGCCTGTTAGGGTTATTATCTTTATATGTTGTAAGCTCTTCATTTACTCTAAGTGTTGCAATTTCACCAAAAGAGTTAAACACACCAACACGAACCCAATCTAAAAAATCAGCAGGTATAGTAGCTGTTAGATTTGGATTTACGTTTATCAGTGTTGTTTTCGGAGCCCATGAAACATCTAATCCTATATCAGTTAATCCACGAAAAGCCAAAGTCCATAGTCTTCTAAATTCCTTAGATGTTTGACGGCTTTCGTCAATATACATGTTTACACATGCTGATAACTTGACATCTCTTTCTATGAAATTATTTGGATTCATGTTTAAGCATTTTCTTTACCGTCTATAATGTTATCAGATTTAATATTCTTTCTTGGTAACAACTTACTTATTACATCCTGAAATATCAGCTCTACTGCATCTGGAGGCACGTTTAGTACAGCACTATTGTTTGACTGAACATTTGATGCCATCCTTATATAGATACTATCTGAAATATGTGTAAGGTCTGTATTGCACCAAAAATATATTTGACTGTTTTCTACCCAATAATATGCAGCTTGAGGAGGCATTGGCATGAATGCAAAATAATCTACCTCTTGTGGTTTTACATGTAATACTGGCTTGGATTGTCCCCAGCCGCCACCAAAGTAAACGCCAACCACTCCGCATTCTCCGGGCAGCCCTAATGGAGGATGTGGGAGTGTGGATGAGTAGAAACCTGTTTGGTCGCTCAATGATGGCGTTGGGATTGTATATGTCGTGATATAACCCTCTGGAACACTCATGATTCCAGTGATGTTATATTCGTCCATAGCTTGTTTATTGATTACGGTAGCAATAGCATCGTTAATATATAAATCAACTTCGTTTGGTGTGATTTCCGCTTGGTCATCAGGAACACCGTCATAATAAAAACGAAGTATTCTATCTATAAGCTGTTGTCTTGTAGTGTATGCCATTATTCACCGTTTTGTAATACGCCTTGTCCATAAGACACAAGTGCGTTTTCTTTAATGCTGATTCCAAGTATCTTACATGCTCTACCTATCAATTCATCAATATCGTTATCATACCACAATGGGTTTACGCTTCCTGTAGGAGTATACACTGGTCTTCCATTTCCATCTAAAGTATAAGCCCAAACTACATCTGTAGGTAGTGTTAAATAGCTTACTGTAACAGATGCTAAATCATCTGGATATACAGCCCACTCTCCATTTTTTTCTACAAAAAATGCATTTTCTTCATCTACGGGGTCTATAGAATCAGCAAGCCTTTCTGCAATTCTGTTCTCTTCATATCTGCTAACTCTTGTGTTAGATGGAGTAAGCATACTAAGAAGCTTATTAAAATCAACAGGTTTTGTAGCAACTCCAGATGTAACTGAAACTGTTGCTGATTGTTGAAATGGTGTCAGCCTGCTCATGACGTTGTCTGTCATTGCTATACCAACCCTAGGTTTTGGGCTATCGTATCTGTACTGTTCCAGTCTTCCAACTAAGAAATCATAGTAATTTCTTTGTGCAGAATTAAAACTGTCCTGAAAATCCTGTGGCGATAAGCTTGCAAGTTGATTCTTGCGAGCAATAAACCGCATTATTCGATAAACGGTATCGACTGTCATCAAACCTAATTTACACAAATATAGTTAAAAAAAATAACCCCCACCGTAGAGAACGGCAGGGGGGCACACCTTATAACTATGAAAAAATACTACAAAGATAGCTGAACCCTTAGGGTCTTAATAAATGATTCTCCTTCATCTGTTGAAGCAAAATCAGCAATAGCTTCTGTTTCTTTTTTGCTAGAGTCAATTACTGAGATAAGCTGCTTAGAACCTGCCCAATGTAATTGTCCTTTAACAAGTTTTGTTGTTATAACACCTTTCTTCAATCCTTGCTCAATTAAGTACAAAGTCTTGATTCTTGGGTTATTTGCAAACAATAGGAAGTTTTCTGGGTCTTGCAATGCTTTGGATTTGTAATCCTCTCTGATTGCATCGTAATCCCTTTCTACTCCTGTTGATGGGTGAACAAATGAAATGCCTAGATATTTTGCGTGTGGTATCATGTCTTCTAAAGAAGCGTTGCGAGCCATGTCGTATGCCATATCTTTCTTCTTTCCGAGCTCTACAATGTTTACGTCTCTTCCAGAGAAATCAAGCATTTTATATGCGTTCTTAACTGCTTTAGCTTTGTTTGTTTGTTGTTCGCACTGGTTGCAAGAAATAAGGAACTCGTATAGTGTTTTGTTCCATGCAGGGCACATGAGATGCCCATTCTCAAATGTTATTATATTACGCTGACCGTTTACAATAGTTGCAGATATAGGTCCGTTCTTCTCCTGCTCATCTACATAAATCGTAGGATATCCGTCAAGGTATCTGATTTGTCTAGGTCTGAAATCTGGTTCTTCCTCTGTTCCGTAATTAAATAGAACCGTATCCTTGTTTGGAACAGTGAATCTTGGAGGGAATATACTAGCTCCCTCATAATACTTAGGATGCTCTTGTATCAGCTTAAATATGTACACTGATGGAGCAGCTTTTGCTTTTCTCGCAGGTTGCCTCTTGAAACTTGAAGAGCTCTGCGTTTGAGTTGGTGTACTTGCCAACTCAGATGTTGCTTTTGCCATAAATTATAATTTTTGTTTAAAAGAACTATTACAAATATATGTATATCAAACTACGTGCCAAAATAAAAAACCGGGCAAGAGTGCCCGGTAAAAAAATCAGTCGTATGAAAAAATCTATATAAAGTTATAATATTTATCCTATATAAACAAAAAACCCCTCAAAAGAGGGGCTTTTTGGGTTATATTCTTTAGGATTAAACGCCTTGGAAGATAACGTACTGGTTAGCTGCAAATGTGCGAGCACCGGGATAAGACAACATTGTGATTGTCTTGTTTGCAGTAGTAGTCTTGTTCTGAGGAGCAAGCATACCAGTTTCAGTAGTCAAGATTCTCTGACCGTTAACCTCTTGGAAAACGATTTGGAAGCTTGGGAACTGCTTACCAGTCTTAGCATCGCTGTTAATCTTTTGAGGAATCAAAAGACCATAGTTACGCTTCTCAGGAGTCAAAGCACCTGGATTGATGTGGTATACAGCTTCTGGAGAGAACATGTTGTTCAAGAAGAAGTGCATAGTGTAACCATCAAGCATGAAAGAAGAGAAACCGTAAGATACAGCAGCTTCTTGTGAACCACCTACAGAACCGTAGCTGATAGCACCGTTAGCATACTGACCAAACAAAAGGTCGTTGATTTCTTGACGCTGATAGATGTCTTGCAAGAAATGATACTCACCAGAACCACCGTAGAAGTTCAAAGCACGAGTTACAGAATGCAAGTCAGCAATATCAGCGCTACCAGCAGTGTACTGGATTGTAGTACCGTTAGCTTGTACTCTTGGAATAACACCAGTTGTACCTACAGTACCGTTGCTCAAGTTGTCTACAGCAACACCTTCCATAATTTTGAAGAAAGCGTTGTTCATGTAGCGTCTGTTCATGTCGTCTTGGGCGAGGTAATAGTAGTAGTAGTTTCCGTTTCCGAAATCAACTTCGTTCTTTTCCAAGTCAGCTCTATCAGTGATAGTGAAGTCATCTCTGTGTTCAGTGGTAGTGTTGTAAATCTTATCCAAGATTGGAGACATACCATCAAGAACTGTAGATTGCTCACCTACGTTCACTGCACCACGAAGTAACAAGTAGTCAGAAGCAAGCAAGTCTGAAGAACCAGCTGATACAAAAGCTTCAGCAGCTACAAGTGGAGTGATGTCAGCAGTGAATGGGTAAGTTGATTTGTTAACTGCGGTAATCTGACCTTCAATACCTGAAGTCATAATTCTTACAACTTCACCTACACGCACAGGAGCCTGTGAATTGTAGTAGTTAGGGTCGTTAGAGAAACCAGATGCAGAAGCAGAACCGATTTCTACAGTTACAGTGTCACCAGCACCGGGAGCAGAAACAGCTGTTTTAACAGAAACTGCTTGATGCAAGCTGCGCTTTTCGTAGTGGTAGAACTGACGGTTGTCAGAACGTGCTTCAACTACTGAGTTACCAAGAGCCATCTGAACGATAGCATAGTTTTCAGCACCGTATTTTCTAACGAGGTTTTTCTCGAAAGAACGGTCAAAAATGTTAAGGTCGTTTAGTAACGCCCTATTGGCGGCTTGTGAGGCAATGGCGCCTTGAGCATAAGCCGGAAATGAATTAGTAGGCATATCTTTTTAGTTTTTTATTTTATTGTTGTCTTTGTAAATGACCCATGAATAGTTTATCAAACATGGCTCTTTCTTCGTCTGCGGCATTCGGTTTAAATGTACCACTAGGCTCTTGTTCTGATTGAATGTTTTTGCTCTGTTTCAGCATCTCTAGTCTTGTTTGATTAACAGCTTGTGAGATGGCTGATGTAAGGATTTTATCAAAGTTGTCTGCTACGTAAAGGTCTCTCACCATTTTGTCTGTAAAGTACTGACCATCTTTGTAGTACCTTTCGACTTGATATGATTCAAGATTCTCTGCTGCTTGACGGTATTTAGATAATTCCTGCGCAGGGATGTCGAATTTACCGTTAACAGCTACGTTCGCCTTCTCATCTTTCCATTGGAATGGAAGATTTGTAATTCTGCTCTCAACTCCGTTTAGACCATTAAGGAACTTTGACCTTTGTTCTTGAATCAACTGTTCCGTTTCTAAGTCTACCTCTGGTTGCTGAGCAACTACTTCAGGCTTAGACAACTCAGGAAGTTTTATATCCTGAGCTAAACTATCAAAGAACTCCTTCGCTTCTGATACATCAGACTTTATGCGTTGGGACAATTTCTTTTGTTCTCTTTTAAGTTTTGTCTCATCGAATGCATATTCATCAATCGTATAAGACTCACTATATTCAGCATCTACATCATCGTCATCAAATTCTGGGTTGTTGGCTTTGATGTAGGCTTTTAGCACTTCTTCATCACTCATTGTCTTCACCTCTTCAGCAAATTGCTTAGTGCCCAATATTTCAAATAACTCCTCGGTCTGACCTTGGAGTAACATGTTGTATACTTGTTCGCTCAACTCGTTTTCAAACTTGGGTTTAGCCTGCTCTTCAAGAGCTTGCATTACTTGTTCCCAAGATTCAAACTGACCACCTGTCTTAGCTTTGATAAAATCATCTTCATCAATCACATCATCTGTCGCTTCTGTTTTATCAAGCTCTGGCTGTAATGGTTCAGCAATTTCAGTGTTTACTGTTGGCTGTACATCTTGTTGTACATCCTGTTGTACAGATTCTTGTACAATTTCTTGTTGCGGTTCTGGCTCTTTTACGTTTGACTTGCCGGACAATAACGCTTCATAAGCGCTGTTATCAGCAGGTGTTTCAGGAGCAACAGACGCAACCTGTTCAGTTGGCGTTTCATTTGTTAAAGAACTTTCTGTGTTAGTGTTTTCTGCTGGAGTTTCAGCAACTGGTTGTTGTGTTTGTGCGTACTCTCGTACGATATCATTTGTTTCCATATTATTGTTTTAGGGATGAACTTGTCCTTAAACTACAAAACAAATATATGTAAATTTTTGGTAACCAAATAAAAAGAGCCAAACGTAGAAACGTTGGCTCGCAACCATGAAAACACACACAAACATTATTAAGCGCCTTGCTCTGGCATTTGTTCTTCTGGCATTTGTTCAGGAGCACCTTGTTGCGCTGCCATTTCTTGGGCGGCAGCTTGCTGCAACATAGCCTGCTCCATCATTTGAGGTTGTATAGCATTACCGAGTATTGTATCAGCATAACGCTTGATATCTTCTGGAAGTGGTTGACCACTAGCAAGAGCTGATGTATATAGATTAGATGCAAACTTAATTAGCTCAACTTCTTTATCACCTTCTGTTTTACTCTTGTTAACAGCAACTTTAGCTTGTGCTGATACTTCTTCAAGCTGTGCATCCATCTGAGCTTTAGACTGAGCTGACTGCATTTGAACTTGAGCGTTTAACTGCATGTTCTGTTGAGCAGCTTCATTGGCTTCTTTCTTAGCACGTTTAACAACACGAGATAGGTAGAGCTCTGCAAGTTTTGTATCTTCTATGTGTTTAACTTTAAATGCTTGTTCGTATGTAACCAGACCTGCTTGGAGTGCAGTATTTAGAAGCTGTGTAAGCTCCATTCTCGATTGCTGGTCGTTTATCAAGTCTACTTTCACGTCAAATGTCATGTCAAGTAAACTCATCTCGTATCCTTCAAACTCCTTAAACTTCTTAGCTTTCAATACAACACTATCCCAAACCATCATAGAAACCTTCCTAGATGTATCTTCCATCAGCTGCATAGCACCTTGATAGATGTATTCTGTAGCGTTATTAGAAGATTGAATCTGGTTCTGCATTACACCAAGACCAGTCTTAACTGGAACTGAAGAGCCGTCTCTGTATTCAGAAATACCCATCTCTTCACGAAGTCTGTCAAGCTCAAAATTGTATTGCTGAACCAAAGTATTCAGCATAGATACATTCTGATTAGAAGGCAACGGCTGAATAGGAGCAGATTTTCTTTCTCCATCATCACCTGTTGAATCCCAGTATACACGACCTGTTTGGTCCCATATCTTCATCAGCTTGAGTGGCTCTACAGAGTTACCCAATCCTAAGTCTACGTCACGCAATCCTGAAATATCAATCATATATCCGTCAGGACGCATAGTAGCAATCAGCTGCTGCATCTTGAGTCGAATAACAATCATTTGACGGATAGGCCCCATAGCCTTCTCAATCATAGAAGGAATCAAGCTACCAGTTGCGTTAGGGCATATGACAGAGTAGGAGAAAAATACATCTACACCATTTTGGTATGGTCTAATTTGATTAGGACTGATATCCCACTTCAGCATGATAGGCGTATCACACACCCAGATACCTTGGTAGATATTCATTCGCTTAGTCTCAATAACTTCACCGCTAATTTCTTGACCGGCTGGAGCTACTGGCTTACCTTGTTTAGGAACCACCAGCATATTTCCAAACCTGTTTTCTGTCTTAACTGAGTATTCTACGTCTACAGTCTTTACTTCAAAATCGAAGACAAGTACTGCATAGTCATCATATGGGCGAATTTCGGT